TACGCAAACAAAATGAATACTACTCTAGAGGTCAATTCAGAGATCCTGCTGCATTTAATTATCCTCCATATGGTACTACGCCTGGTGGTAATAACGGAATAGGCCAATAAAATGAAGTTAATTAAAGAAATCCAAGAAACAGTTAGCTATCTAACAGAAGCTAAAGATGGCAAAAAAGAACTTTTTATTGAAGGTCCATTCTTGGTTGCTGAAACTAAAAATAAAAATGGACGTATCTATGAGTTTAATACTCTAAGAAAAGAAGTTCACAGATACACAACCGAATATATTAATAAAAATAGAGCATTTGGTGAGTTGGGTCATCCTGATTCACCAACTATCAATCTTGACCGTGTATCTCATATGATTTGTAATTTACATGAAGATGGAAATCAATGGATTGGTAAAGCAAAAATTTTAGAAACACCAATGGGCAATATTGCACGCCAATTGATTGAAGGTGGCGCACAATTAGGTGTTTCTTCTAGAGGTATGGGTTCATTGAAAAATGTTAACGGCGTTAATGTTGTTCAACCCGATTTCTATCTAGCCACAGCGGCGGATATTGTAGCTGATCCTTCTGCACCAGGAGCATTTGTTCAGGGTATTATGGAAGGAAAAGAATGGATGTTAGTAAATGGTATTTGGACTGAAATGGATCATGTAGAAGCAATTCGAGAAATCAGAAAAGCATCTTCTGCGGATATCGAGGCAGTTAGTCTCCGCATATTTGAAAATTTCATCAAAAAACTTTAACCTATAAATAAATAATCATAATCAAGGAGATTTTTAAATGACAAACAGATTCAAACTGTCAGAAGCCGCTACTGCTATTTTAGAAGGTTCGAAAGAATCATTTGATGCTAATATTGCAAGCAAACGTGGTTTGCGTGGCCAAGACGCACACAAAAAAGGCGAAGTAGGACAAAATGCTCTTAACCCACAAGTTGCTTATGGTGAAAAGAGTGCAGGTGTAATTGGACACAATCCACAAGAGATTGATGATGAATTACCAAATTACCTAAAAGACACTCCACAAGCTACACCTCCAGGTGCTACACCTCCTGTTGGTTCAGAAAAAGATGGCGTTGGTTACACACATCTAAAAAATCAGCCACAAGAAACAATGGGTCGTAAAGACGTTATGAAACCAACACAAAGTATTGCTAACCAATACGAAAAGATTCGTGATCGCCAGGCTGAAAATCTACCAGCAAATACTTTTGGTATGAACAAAGGTGCAACATTCCAAAACTATCACCAAGGCGACACACAAAAACAACATGTCAACATGGAATCATTGGATATGTCTGATGATATCCGTGCATTGTTAGCTGGTGAAAATCTTTCTGAAGAATTTGCATCTAAAGCAACAACAATTTTCGAAGCAGCAGTTATGTCTCGTATCGAAACTATTGCTGAACAAGTAGAACAACAATTGGTAGAACAATTCGAAGAAGCTGTTGAACAAATCAAAGAAGATTTGGCAACAAAAGTTGATGACTACCTAAACTATATGGTTGAAGAGTGGATGCAAGAAAATCAATTAGCAGTTGACACAGGTCTACGTGCTGAGATTGCGGAAGACTTCATCGGCGGATTACGTAATTTATTTGTTGAACACTATATTGATATTCCTGAAGATAAAGTTGATGTTGTCTCTGAGATGGCTGCAAGAGTTGCAGAACTTGAAGAAACATTGAATGAACAAATTTATCGCGGTATCGAGTTGACAAAAGAATTAAACGAACAGAAAAAAATTGAGGCTATCTACACAGCGTGTGAAGGCCTAACACAAACTCAAGTAGAAAAATTAAAATCACTCGCAGAGGGTGTGGAATTCACTACTGAAGAAGAATTTGTAGAAAAACTAGAAGTCTTGAAAGAATCATATTTCCAAGACAACTACGTAGTTGCAGACAATTCAGCTTTTGATGAAGTTTTGGTTGAAGAAGAAAAAAGAGAATACCGTGCTCAAGATTCTTTGATTGAACATTATGCAAGCGGAATTTCTAAAACTCTAAAGTAATAAATAAAAAATACATTTCTAATTTAAGGAGAAACCCCTCATGTATATGACAGAAGAACTACAAAAGAAATGGGCACCAGTTCTAGAACACTCTGAATTGGCAACCATTACAGACCCATACAAGAAAGCAGTTACTGCACTTGTTTTGGAAAATCAACACCAAGCAATGCGTCAAGATCGCCAACAATTGAACGAAATTGCTGATGCAGGTCCAACAAACGTTACTGGTAACAGCATCAGCAACTTCGACCCAATCTTAATCAGTTTGGTTCGCCGTTCATTGCCTAACTTGATTGCGTATGATGTTGCTGGCGTTCAGCCAATGACTGGCCCAACAGGCTTAATCTTCGCAATGCGTGCTCGTTACGCTAGTCAAACTGGTGCAGAAGCATTCTATAACGAAGCTAATACAATGTTCTCTGGTATTGGTTCTGCTACAAACCCATACGGTTTCACAGGCACACCAACAACAGACGTTGCTAACACATTCAACACAAACGCAGGTTATCCTGGTACTGCTAATACTACTTCTGGTATTGCAATGCCTACATCAACTGCTGAATTGTTGGGTTCAGACAACGGTGTAGCATTCGCACAGATGGCATTCTCTATCGAGAAAGTTACTGTTACTGCTCAATCCCGTGCATTGAAAGCTGAGTACTCACTAGAACTTGCACAAGACTTGAAAGCAATCCATGGTCTAGATGCTGAAACAGAATTGTCTAACATTCTGTCTACAGAAATCTTGGCAGAAATTAACCGTGAAGTTATCCGTACAATCTATAACACCGCTCTTGTTGGTGCTCAGTATGGTACAACAACTGCTGGTTACTTTGACTTGGATACTGACTCAAACGGTCGTTGGTCTGTTGAACGTTTCAAAGGTTTGATTTTCCAAATCGAACGTGATGCTAACGTTATTGCAAAACAAACTCGTCGTGGTAAAGGTAACGTGATGATTGTTTCATCTGACGTTGCTTCTGCGATGGCAATGGCTGGTGTATTGTCTTATACTCCTGCTCTACAAGCTGACCTACAAGTTGACGATACAGGCAATACTTTTGCTGGTATGTTGCACGGTCGTATCAAGGTGTTTATCGATCCATATTATGGCGGTTACACATCTAACCAAGAATTGGTAACAATCGGTTATAAGGGTTCTTCTCCTTATGACGCTGGTCTATTCTACTGCCCATACGTTCCTCTACAAATGGTTCGTGCAGTTGACCAGTTCACATTCCAACCAAAGATTGGTTTCAAGACTCGTTACGGCATGGTTGCAAACCCATTTGCTGAAGGCTTGAATGCTGGTTCTGGTAAGTTGAAGTCACAATCAAACGTTTACTATCGTTTGTTCGCAGTTAAAAACCTAATGTGATGGGTTAAAACTATATGTAAAAATATAGTGAAGTCACCAAAAAGAGTGACATTTTAAAAGGGAACCGCAAGGTTCCCTTTTTTTATTATATAAATACATATAGTTTTTCACCATTTTAACATTATGAAACCAACATACTTATACATAAAACAACATAAAATAACAAAATTAAAATATTTTGGCAAAACTACATTAAAAAGTCCAGATGAATATTTGGGTTCAGGCAAATATTGGAAAAAACACATTAAAAAACATGGAGAAAAATATGTAGAAACTTTATGGTATCAGTTATTCACGGAAAAAGATGATCTGATAAAGTATGCTTTAGATTTTTCTTCAAAAAATAATATAGTAGAATCTGAAGAATGGGCAAATTTAAAATTTGAAAATGGATTGGATGGCGGATTCGATAAACATACAATAGAATCAAATAAAAAAAATAGTGATAAAGCTAAACAAAGATGGAGTTCTGGTTTATATAATGTTGAAAAATTAAGATTAAGTAGAATAGGTTTTAAACAACCAGAATCACAAAAAAAATCAGTATCAAAAGCTTTGTCAAAAAATTGGATTCTAACATCACCAGAAGGCACATCACACAACGTTAACAATTTAAGAGAATTTTGTAAAAATAATGGATTAGACCAAGGAAATATGGTTAAAGTTTCTCAAGGTATACTAAAACAACACAAAGGTTGGAAGTGTCTTAAAATTGGATCATAAATACTCATATGACAGCATTATCAAGAACACCATCAAATACCAATCTATTACAATCATCCAAGTTTATCTTGGCATTTAATAGATTACCGACTGTACAATATTTTTGCCAAGAAGCAAATCTTCCTGGTGTTTCATTAGGTGCAACTGAATTTCCTACACCTCTGCGTAATGTTCCTGTTGCAGGTTCTAAATTGGAATACAATGAATTCAAAGTCACTTTTTTGGTCGATGAACAATTGCAGTCCTGGTACGAACTATATAAATGGATGCTAGCAATTGGCGGACCAACAAGCATAGCAGATAGAAACAAATTAAATCAACTGCAAAATGGAAACAGTACTGTAGTGAGTTATTATTCTGATGCAAATTTAACTGTAATGAGTGCATTGAATAATCCTCTACTTAGAGTTAACTATCAAAGAATGTTTCCAATAAGTTTAAGTGATGTTGATTTTGATACACAACAATCCGCAGATAAGATTATTACAGCAACAGCAACATTTCAATATGAATATTTCTCTATAACTCCGGCTTAACTTTACTAACTTTATATTATGGAAACACTTGAACAAATATTAAAACTTTGGACAACCGACTCTGAAATTGACCAGACGGAACCGGGCAAAGAACTGATTCGTATACCAATTCTACAC